AAACAACTTTCTACGAAATGGCCAACGGTAGCCAATCCGGTTTGTACGTGCTCGAAGGCGGTCTGAGTTATACGCCTCTGACGCTTACGCCGGCTGAAACTCAGCTTTTAGAAACGAGACGCTTTTCCGTGGAAGAAATTTGCCGCTGGTTTGGCGTTCCTTCAGTTCTGGTTGGATCAAACTCGGCTACGACATGGGGCAGCGGTATTGAGCAGATTATCTTGGGTTTCCAAAAGTTCACTTTGTTGCCGTTATGCCGGCGAATTGAGCAGGCGGTGAGAGCTCGCATCATGACGCCGGAGGAATTCACGCTCTACACAGTGGAAATTTCTATGGATAACTTGCTTCGAGCAACCATGAAGGAGCGCATGGAAATCCACGGGAAAGCCATTCAGTACGGTGTTGAAACCGTTAATGAAGCACGTCAATACGAAAACTTGCCGCCAGTGGAAGGTGGCGATGTCAATTTTGCGCAGTCGGCGCTGAGGCCTATTTCAGCATTGGCCAAAGCAACGGTTGACCAAAAAACTAAGGAGCCAGATAGTGTCTAAAGAGCTGAAAAAGGATCAGACCTTATCCGTAAGATTAGAAGGCGTGGAGGTAAAACTATCCGATGACAAGAAGATCGGAGTGATCAAGGGCTACGCCTCAGTCTATGACAACTTGAATTGCTATGGGTTCTATATAGCTCAAGGAGCTTATAGTTCAGCACTGAAAAGCTTGACTTCTACCCCGAAGATGTTCTTCAATCACGACTATTCTGCAGTTCCGGTTGGTCATTGGACTTCTCTCAAAGAAGACGATAAAGGTCTTTATGTTGAAGGAGAACTCACACTCGGAGTCGGAGCTGCCGCCGATATTTATGAGGCGCTCAAAGCCGGAACTTTAGACGGTTTATCCGTCGGCATTCGTTTGGGTGAATACGTCGAGGATGACAACGGCAATATCAAGGTTTTGAGCATTGCAGCGCTCTACGAAATTTCAATCTGCAGCTTCCCTGCTGACGGCCAGGCAAGGATTGCAGAAACTCTCTCGAAGGATTCTCTAGACGAAACCATCGAGAAGATCAAGACGCTAAGAGATTTTGAAGCCTGCTTGAGGGATTCTTGCGGCTTTAGCCGGAAACAAGCCTTGTCGCTTGTTTCTCGCGTGAAGAAGGTGCTGAGCGAAGAGCGGCGGGACGCTGCTTTGGCTGAAGCATTAAACAAGGTGCTCGGGGTTGCCGAGCGAATCGATAAAGTACTCAGTGGGAAAATTTAAATGAACGAAGAAATTGAAAAACTCTTGTCCGCAATGACCAATATTGAGGACAGATTAGGACAGCTGTCTACGACCGAAGAAACCGAAAAAGTCAAGGCAGAGCTTGCTGAACTTGGTAAAAAGCAGCTTGGTCTTGCAGAAGAAATCCGTCGCCTCAAACAACAGCAGCCGGGAGGCTCTGATTCTGTTAAAGCGCCTCTTACTCTCGGAGCCAGAGTGGTAGCCGACGCTGGCTATCTGGAGTTTGCGGCTGGCAAAGGTAAAGGTTTTTCTGTCACACTGACGGATCCGAATCCTGTCGGCACGGGCAGTACGGTTGATTCAAAGGTTTATCCGGATCAGCGTATTCAGGGCATTATTGGTATCGGAGCGGCTCCTTTAACGCTCGAAGATACAATTCACCATACTCCGACGAGTTCTAAGGCGATTGTCTACTCTCGTGAGAAGAAATATGTCAACAATGCTGCAGAAGTAATTAACGGCGTTGATTTAATTCCGCAGTCTGAAATCGAGTTCGATACCCAGACGGCTAACGTGAAGGATATTGGGAATTGCTTCATTGTGACTAAGGACCTCATGGAGGATTCTCAGGCTCTTGCTGATTACATTAACTTCCGAGTCCAGTACGGCGTTAAGCAGCGCGTTGAAAGTCAGCTTCTGAATGGTGATGGTACTAATGCTAACTTAAGCGGTCTTCTGATGACCGGAAACTACACGCCACACGGCTTTGATCCGGCAGCTAATCCGGAAATTACGAATCAGGTTGATTTGATCGGTTTTGCGGCTCTGGCAGTTAAGTCTGTTGGTCTGACTCCAAATGTGACGATCATGAATCCGGTGGACTACTTCAAGCTTCGCTGTCTGAAGGATTCGAACGGCCGCTATCTGTTTAGCGATCCGATGGGTCCGTCTAACCGTCCGGTCTGGGATACCTATGTTGTTGAAAGCTCCGCAATGCCCAAGGGTAAGTTTCTGACGCTGGATACCAACATGGCCTGCATGATCTATGACCGTAAGGAAACAGTCGTGGAGTTTGGATATGAAGACGGCAATAACTTTAGAAAGGGGCTGGTAACGATCAAAGCTGACCGCCGTTTGGCTTTTGCGATCGAACGTCCGAGCGGTATCGTCGGAGGTGACCTTGTCTTAACAAAGACAAATACGACCGAATAACAGATTGTTATCTTTGAGGCGGGCGACCGAAAGGCCGCTCGTAAGCTCATGTATGAATCAAAGGCAATAGTATCAATTGTCGATGCAGACTATCTTCGGCGGTACTTACGGATTGATGACGACTCAGAAGATGCATTCTTGGAAGAATTGGGACGAGCTGCAACAGAGAATCTGGAGCATCGTTTGAAACGACATGTCATCGCTCGCAACTCATCCGATTCCGAGGCCGTATGTACGGATAAAGAAAGTGTTCCGGCAGCTCTTCGCGTTTGGGTGGGCGCCAGTGTTGCTTTTGCTTATACAAACCGAGAGTCTGACAGCGAGAAGTCCTTCACGAGTACACCCTATTTCGAAAGGTTAATAGATCCGTGGAGAGCTTATAAATGATTGAACCTTTATCCGGAGATCTGAACCGGCGCTGCTCAATTTACTCATCCAAGCTTCTTCCAAACGGCAAGTCCGATCACTTAACCGAACGCACACCGCTTTGGCGGTGCTGGTGCAAAGTTGAAGTGATAGGCGGATCGGTCTATTGGGACAACGTTCAAACAGAAGAGTCGATTACTCATCGCATTTTTGTTCGATATGTCAAGGGAAAGACTCGCCCGCAGGATCTTCCGAGATTGATCGAAATCGAGTGCGAGGGAGTTTGGTATCGAGCAAAACGAGTGACTGACTGCAATAGCGCAGGTCGCTTTACTCTTTTTGAATGCGAGGTGCTCAATGCAGCCGTTAAGAATTGAAGCCGAGTTTGCCAGGCCCTTGAATTTTGCTGACTTTGATAAGAAGGCAATGCGCAAGGGGTTTAGAAAGATCGGGCAGGACGTTTCAAAAATTGCGAAGAAATTATCCGCAGAGAAAGGAGTGTCTCTGCCGGGCCAGTATCCGGGAAAGCAAACGGGGATTTTTCAGAAGTCGCTAAGCTACAAGGTGTCGCGATCGGGTTTTTCGGTGGCGATCAAACCATATTTAAAGGGCAAGCAGGTGTCCGCAGCATTCAAAAGTCGGGGTTTTTATCCGGCTTTTGTCGTTTATGGGCATGCCGCCCCGAAAAAATCCAAGCGCGGGAAGGGGCATGCTAAGCAGTCTCCTGCGGGAAAGCTCGTCAAGCCAAGAGCAAACCCGATTCCGGCAGCGGTTGAATCCTACGGCAGAGTTCAGTTTCAAAGCGAAGTCTCAAAGATTCTGCAGAACGCTTTCAAGCCCGGACCTATAGGGAGCTTATTGAAGTGAAGTTAAAACCCATTATTGAGGAACTCAGAAATTACTGCCCGTCTTTTGAGCAAAGGGTCTACGGAATAGGGGCTTTTTCTCAGTTAAGCGAATCAGTGTCAACCGAGGCGATGCCAGCCGCGTTTGTTCTTCCTGTTTCAGAGGATCCGCAAGATCCTGCGACATCTTCAAGATATCGGCAGGTTGTGAGATTCAGGTTTGCCGTTCTCGTCATGGTCTCCAATACGGAAGACGAGCAGGGTCTGACGGCGTGGGAAGCGGCCGATGACTTAAAAAAGGAAGTCTTCAGAGCGATTCTGGGTTCCGATGACATTAAGGCGGGCAAAGACTGGATTCAGTTTGAAGGGCTGTCGATTGCGGAGATAAACCGGGCGGCTCTGACCCTTCAGCTTGATTTTTCCTGCGAGTATGAAATCAAGGATGAGCAGACTCGTCATGGTGCAGATATTGACCGCTTGGGCAGATTCCTGAGGATGTACACCGATATTGACGTGATTGCCGAGAAGGGACATCCCGACGGCAGAATTGAAGCAAAAGTTTTAATTGATTTGGAGAAAACTAAATGAGCATTTCATTTAACAACATTCCGAGCGACGTGAGAACGCCGCTTTTTTATGCGGAAGTCGATAATTCGATGGCTAACTTAGCCACTTCGACTCAAACGACCCTTCTTATTGGTCAAATGACCGAAGGTAAGGCAGAGCCGCTTGTGCCGGTTCTGGTTACCGGAGAAAGTCAGGGTAAGGATTTATTCGGCCGCGGTTCTGAATTAGCCCGAATGAATACCGTTTATCGCAAAAACGACCCTGCGGGCCAAGTCTGGGCGATTCCGTTAAGTGATCCGGAAGCGGCCGCTGCGGCTTCGGGCACGTATACGATATCGGGTCTTCCTACTTTAGCCGGCATTTTGAGTGTTTATATCGGAGCTGACCGCGTTCAGGTTCCGGTTGGTGTAGATGATTCTCCGGCTGATGTCGCTTCGGCTATTGCTTCGGTCATTAACGGCAAGCCGGATCTTCCGGTTACGGCAGAAGCATCTTCCAGCGCAGAGGACGCGGAAGTCGAAGAAGGATATGTAACCGTCAGCGCTAAGAATAAGGGCGCAAACGGCAATGACATCGCTTTAGGCTTGAACATTCAGGGCTACGGAGCAGGCGAAGAGACGCCTGAAGGATTAAGCGTAAAGATCACTCCGATGGCAGGAGGTGTAGGCGCTCCTGATTTCGAGACGCTGGATATTGCCCGCATCATGGGAGATGATCAGTACGACTTCATCCTGATGCCGTACTCAGATACCGTATCTCTGGACTATTTTAGAGAGGTCATGAATGATACGAGCGGCAGGTGGGCGTATGACAAGCAGATGTACGGTCATGTTTATACCTGCAGACGAGGTTCGATTAACGAGCTGCAGAAGTTTGGAGCGGCCCGCAATGATCAGCACGCTACGATTATTGGTATTGAGCCGGATGTTCCTTCTATGGCAATTGAGGTCTTAGCGGCCTACGGGGCGCAGAACGCGGCTAAATTGTCTATTGATCCGGCTCGTCCCACTCAAACGTTAGAGCTGATCGGCATCACTTCAGCGCCTCACGGCAAGCGCTTTACCATGAGTGAGCGCCAAGTACTTCTCACAAACGGTATCGCCACCGAGTACACGGAATCCGGCTACATGAGAGTGGAAAGAGCCGTCACGACGTATCAAAAGAATCGTTTTGGTGATGAGGATAACTCGTATCTGGATTCCGAGACTCTGCACACGCTTGCCTACATCATTCGAGCTTTGAGAAGCTGTATTACAAGTAAATACCCGCGTCATAAGCTCGCAAGTGACGGTACGCGGTTCGGAGCCGGTCAGGCAGTGGTTACACCATCCATTATCCGCGGCGAACTTATCGCTATGTATACCAAGCTCGAGGACAAGGCGATTGTAGAAAACGCTGATTTGTTTGCTAAGTATCTTGTCGTGGAGAGAAACGCAGATGACCCCAACAGAATCGACGTATTGCTGCCGCCTGACCTGGTTAACCAGTTAAGAGTCTTTGCTGTATTGGCTCAGTTCCGTCTTCAGTTTAACGAATAAGAGGTGATTTAATGTCAAGAATTGCAGGAATCTGCCACATTACTGTCAACGGCAGAACGATGGATATCTCCGGAGGGCTGACCATTCCGCTTTCGAAAACCACAAAAGAGAGCATTGTGTCGACCAACGGCTCCGTTAATTACAAGGAGACGCCGATCGCGCCGTACATTGACGGAACGTTCCTAATGGATGAAGACTTCCCGATTGAAGAACTGTCCACTATGGACACGGCAACGGTGGTGGCTGAATTGGCTAACGGCAAGAGCTATACGCTCTCAGAGGCCTTCATTGAAGGAGAGATGAACTATGACAGTGACGCGGGAACTGTCGCAATGAAATTTGTGGGAACTAACGGGAGGTGGTCGTAATGGCTTCGTACGTACTGAAGACGCCTATCACTGTTTCAGGCAACAGGATAGAAAAAGTGGATCTGCGTGAACCGACCTTTAATGAAATTTGCGATCTTGGCCTGCCCGGTGATCAAACCGAGCCGGATGGAAAGCTTAAATTGCTTCGCAAATACCTTGTGGTCTGTTCAGGTCTTCCGGAGGAAGCTGTCGGCGCACTGGGGATTAGGGACGCCATGGCCCTAATCGGTAAGGTGTCTGATTTTTTTACAAGTACGGACTAGCGCGGAAGAAAACGGCCGTGAAAGTTTTTTACAACACGGCCCGCTTCTGGGGAGAACGACCCACGGAGCTCTCAAGAGAGCCTTTTTCAAGAGTGATTGAGCTTGCGAAGGAGGCTCTTCGCATTATGGAGGAAGATAAAAAATGGCGGGAAAAGAGTACAGCCTCAAGGCCATCCTTTCCGCGACGGATAAGATAAGCCCCGCGCTCAAGAAGATAGACTCTAATTTCGGAAAGCTCGGGCGCTCCTTTTCCGCCTTAGGCAAATCCTCGGCCGCTTTGGCCGGTAAGTTCGCTTTGCCCCTGACAGTCTTAGGCGGAGTTGGCGGCTTCAGTCTAAAGTCGGCAATGGATAAGTTCACCTCTCTGGGCGATTCTATCGATAAGGCCAGTAAAAGAGCCGGCGTGAGCGCCGCTTCTTTACAGAAACTTCGCTATGCTGCCGGACTCGGAGGTATGTCAGCTGAGCAGATGGATCAAGCTCTGGTTAAGCTGACTTACAACATGGGGAAAGCAGCCAGAGGAGAAAATAAGGAGCTCGCAGCTATTTTTAAGCGCTTGGGTGTCTCTCTCAAGGATTCTAAGGGAAACATTCGCGATGCGGCCGATGTCATGCGCAATCTTGCTCAGGCGGTTAAGAACAATGAATCTCCTGCGGTAAGGCTCAGAATTCTAACGGCCGCTGTCGGCGATGATTTGGCTAAACAGCTGATACCGGTATTGGAGAGCGGAGCGGCAGGGCTCGATGACATGGGCGGCGAGGCAGAGAAGCTTGGCATTGTCATGTCCGATAAGATGGTGGCTGATTCTGCCCATCTTACGGACACACTGAGTAAGTTTTCTCAGGTTTTAGACGGTGTATCGGCCACCATCGGCGCTTCGCTTGCTCCGATCATCGAGAGCATTGTCAAGAGGCTTCAGGATTGGATAGTTGCCAATAAAGATTTAATTGCTCAGAGGCTGGAAAAGATCTTTGAAAAGATCTCTTCGGCCATCGCTCAAATTAACTTTGAGGCAGTGGTAAACGGTATTTTCAACTGTATCGACGGATTCATGAAGTTTGTGGACTCGATCGGCGGATGGGACACGATTATCAAGGGATTTGGCGCTGCCATCGGTCTAATGCTTGCCGGGAATATGATTAGCCTCGGTCAATCGCTTTACGGCGTGGGGGCTTCGTTCGTCTCCGCGTTCGGTCCATGGGGCGTGATTCTTGCCGGTGCAGTCGCTGCCGGTGTGGCTTTATGGAAGAACTGGGATGAAATCACGGCTTGGTTTGAGAAAACCTTCCCGGACTTATCAAAGGTTTTAAGCGGTTTGCCTGAAGGGTTTTCTATCGCCTGGGACAATGCTTGTAAGAACATCCGCGCACTTTGGGACGGTCTTTGCGCGACATGGGACAGTATTAAAAACACTTTTTCATGGGAAGGAATCAAAGGCTCGGCAAAGAAAATGCTCGGATTTTCTGCTCAGGAGAATCATCAGGCGCAGGCTCCGATGCTGGACTCCTCTCAAGTCTCTTCTATGACTCAAGGTTTGATGGGGCCTAGGACTGAGATTGATAACCAGCTGACTGTCAGAGTCGAGGTTCCGCAGGGATTGAACGCTCAGGTAGAAAAAACAGACTCCAATGGAGGAAATATGAGAGCAGAGACCGGAAATTATGCTTTTGTGGGAGCTGACTGATGAACGCGCCGGAATTAAGACGCGCCTCCTTTAGAGGGGTGCCCTTTGAGGTTACAAGTTCAGATTTTAAGGTGGGCAGGCGGACTCAGACTTTTGAGTATCCGCAAAGAGATACGCCGTTTACCGAAGATTTGGGACGCTCTAAAAGGACTATTACGCTGACTGCGTATGTGATAGGAGCCGACTATATTACCCGGATGAAGCGTCTGATTGCGGCTTGTGAAAAACAAGGGTCGGGCAGGCTTATTCATCCGTGGCTTGGTACCATGGAGGTGGTGGCCGTTGATCTTACCTCCCCGAAGTTTGAATCCAACCGCCTCTCCACCGTCACACTTAACTTTGTTGAAAGCGGCAAGTTAGAGTTTCCGAATTCGATTGTTGACGCGGGTTCGCGCTGTTTAAAGGCCGCATCCGCGTTAAGCAATTCCGCCTTTGACGAATTTATCAAAGAATTTGATATTGCCGGAGCTCAGGACTTTGTTAAGAAGACGGTGGGAGAGGATTTTACAAAGCTT